TAGATCAGCTGGTTCACCGGCTTCATTACCCGCATCGGTAACATTACCTTCATCATCAACTAAACCGAGTTCGATTAGATCGAGAATAATATCTAGTTCTTTGTCGGAAGCAGTGTCCATATCAACAACACCATCACGCAAGCGATTTAATGTTCTTAGTTGTAGACTGTTCAAGTCGGAAACGGATATCGTCGGGGCGACAAAAGCATGTCTAGCAGCGCCAGTATCACCATCGTCAAAATCAAATGTTTCTTTAATTAGTAAATCTAAAATCTTCATAATGAGCAAATCCTCTGAATGTGTTATTGTAATACTCGCTTTATTTATCATTTTCAATACTAAATATAATTTTGAGAGATAACAACATGCCCCTTTTTGATTTCAGATGTGAGAAATGCGACAGTAAAGAAGAACGTTTGGTTAAGCGCGATGAGTATGAAACGCAAGTATGTAAAGTTTGCGAAGAGGCAATGGTTAAAGTTGAAGGTATATCAAACACTTCATTCGCGTTAAAGGGCGTATGGTTCCGTAGCCATAACAGATATTAATTAGAAATATTGTATTCCTGAGCTAAATGTAGTATTCTGTACCTACACCAAGGAATAAAAATGAAAAACGTTCTCGCTAACCCGGTAGTTGTTGCAATCAATAACATTTGGACATTCGTTCTTACCGGTTGGTTTATTAAGATGATGGTCATTTATATTGTTATTGCGGGGTTTATGGTAAATTCCGGATATAATACCTTGACTAGCCTAGACCGTGAGTACGGTTTTTCGCAGTCAGCAGAATATATTACAGTTGCTACTAATACGTGTTCGGCGTTATTTGATCGTGCTAGCTTGACGTTGGTTAAAGATTTTACCGATAGCTATGATGGTAAGTCTTCTAGCTGCTCCGAACTAGCTGCAAATAAGGATTACTTGAATAATATTGTCGCTAGACATGACAGTCATGTACGTGGTATATCCGACCCAACTAATTTCTGGATTTACCCTGTTGTATTCATTATTTTTATTGGTGTAATGTATGCAAACTTGTCTACCGATAAAATGCTGTTTCACCCAACGTCTTCGTTTATTGGTATTGTTATTGGTTGGTTAATATTTGCAATTGCGCTGGCCCCATTTACCTTTGCGGCATATCGCTCTACCTCAATTTATCGTGACGGTGATACAAACATTAGTATACAGGATGTACGTTTGACAACCGATGGCGGGTATTTCAATATGCCGAGAACATATATGGGTAAGATAATTCACGTTAAAGACACTTATCCACAGAAGTTTTGACATTAAAAAAGGCCGCGAAAGCGGCCTTTTTCTTATTTACCAAATATTCTCTGGTACCATTTGCGGTGATTTGGACCGCTATTTGCTTTTGGTTTAACAAACTCACCGACTTCGCCCGGTGCTGCAACGTTACGCTGCTTGTTGATTGTGTCCTTGAAGCTTTGCTTGTCCGGGTCTTTGTTTACATTAAAGACTTCATTCGGCTTACCGTACTCGCGATCTAATCCAATACGGTCGAGATGGTAATTCATTTCTTTCTCGTTCATCCCCAATTCGATCATTACGTCATATAGCTGCTTTCTGAAAGCATTGATGTAGCGCATGATTTTACTCTTATGGGCATTCTGCTCTTCTTGTGGGAACTGTGACGCGTTTACCTTTGCAAGCATACGACGAGCCGTAATCAATTTATTTTCGATTTCATCGAACTTCTTATCAAGGTCGCCGCGATGATTATCGGTGAATCCTTCTGTAAGGGCCATTTCTGATACGATTCTACGCATATCGCCTAGGCAGCGCTCTAGTTCAATGAAGCCGTGTTCCATAACGGTGTCTTCACCGACTTTCAATAATTCCTGTAAGAGTTTCATAATGTGATTGTTCCAATGATTGTGTATGTTTATTTATAGATTTTTTCCATATTGTCATCTCAATCATGATCTGATATACTGTATAGATGAATAGAAAAGCATATTACACGGGTGTTGGAAGCCGAGAAACTCCGGCCATTGTTAAAGCGTTTATGTCCGTAGTGGCATCGATGTTGGAAACAAGTGGTTACATTCTGCGGTCGGGTGGTGCGGACGGTGCGGACAATGCATTCGAAAGTGGTGTTACAGTTGTCGCTAATAAAGAAATCTGGGTACCGTGGCTGGGCTTTAATAAAAGCAAAAGTTTGTTGTTACCGTCAGACGATGCATATACATTAGCGTCCACTATACATCCAGTATGGAATCAGCTAAAGCCCGGTGCAAAATCACTGCATGCTAGAAATTGCCATCAGGTAATGGGTAAAGACCTTAATACCCCTTCAAGATTCGTTTTGTGTTGGACGGAAAATGCCGAAGTAAAAGGTGGTACTGCTACGGCAATAAAATTGGCCCTAAATAACAACATTCCAGTTCTTAACTTTGGAAAATGGAACAGCGTAGCATCTATGGAAGATGCGTTTGAAGATTTCTTAATACTTAATGGTGAATACAATGAAATATAATGCAATGCCGGGATCGATCATCATTCAGATGGACGAGAAAGCAAAGGTTACAGAGACGGCATCAGGACTTGTTCTAGTAGAACAGGGCGACAAAAGCACGACAACAGTAGCGGAAATTATCTCTGTTGGCGACGAACGTGAAGATTTGAAAGTTGGAATGAAGGTATTATTCCCAAACAACACAGGTCTAAAGATAGGTAAAAATATCTACTACTTGAAATACGAAGATATATGTGCGACGGTAGGTTGACATACATTCCCGCTTAGTGTACAATTTGAAGGCTAAATAGAACACGTTCCACCTTTGGGTGGTGTTCTACTTAGAACATTCAAATAGGAGATTTTCATGAAGAATGTAATTTTAGCTTTACTTTTGGCATTAGTAAGTACAACTGCTTTTGCGGCTGATATCGATACTGACGTAACCGTCGGTGCGTCCAGCGATTACTTGTACAAGGGTCAGTCATTGACAGAAGGCCAGCCCACCGTGTTTGGCGGTGTCAGAATCGACAATGTTGCAGTCGATGGTCTGTATTTCACAGCGGACGGTGCGGTTACCAATCTAGCACCACTTAACACCCGTAAGACGATCAATTCGGTTGTCGGTTTGGGTTATGTGTTCAATATCAAGCGTGTTGCGCTAGATGTTGGTGCATATCGTGTATTCAACCCGGTTATCCAACCAGCTGATTACAACGAGTTCCGTGCAACGGCTACTTACGCTGTTACGGATAACGTGTCGGTCTATGGTCGTGTTTCGAAGGTAACTTCGAACGCTGTTCCATTGGACTTGTACTATGCTGGTGGCGTTGAGTATAGAGGTTTGTTTACCGAGAAGTTGAGTGCGGGCGTGATGGTTGCCGCAATCAATCCGGAAGGTGACGTTGGTTCTTTGGTGAACAACACCGAAGTCTACGCATCTTACGACTTGGGTAAGGGTTTCGAAGCCTTTGGTACCTACTCTATTGGTGGACGCCATATTCGTGATACTTTCGACAGTCAGTTTAAAATTGATGCCGTTGATATTCCGAGCGTAGGTCTAGTTGGTGTTCGTTACACGTTCTAAGTAACATCGTTGTAACATTGTTAGTCCAAAAGGGAGCCATCTGGCTCCCTTTTTTTATGCTCAAAAAATAATGACTACTCTTATAAATAATATGGAATTAACCATAATAGTTTTTATTAGGAGAATAATATGGCGTTAGTAACAGACATGGGCGTATACGGTGACGGAGCAGAAATTCTCCAGCCTATGCTTAAAAATAGATTCAGAGTAGAATTTTTTGGTATAGGAATCGATTCCCAGAACCTAACCATACAGGTTATTACTGCTGATAAACCAAAGCTAAGCTTTGAAGAAATCACACTTGATCGCTACAACTCCCGTGCGTATATCGCCGGTAAGCATACTTTTGAAACTATCTCAATTGTATTCGAATCAGACGTTGGTGGTCGAGTAGCTGCATTGTTGCGCGATCAGTTAGAGCAGCAGCAGAAAATTATCGGTATGGCTAGCAGAGCAAGATTGCCAGCTGCACGTACCGGTCACGACTATAAGTTTGCAACTGCTATCCGTCAGTTAGACGGTGACAACTATGCATACGAGTCATGGTACCTAGAAGGTTGCTGGATTCAGAACATCGATTGGGGTGATTTGGATTACGCAGCAAGCGAAACAATGAAGATCACCTTAACTGTTCGCTTTGACCATGCTCGTGAAGACTTGGATGGTATTGCTGGTAAGGCAACAGGCGGTCAGGCACCAGCCTAACAAATCGCTGTATACAAAAACAAAGGGGCCATATGGCCCCTTTGTTGTTTTGGATAAATATAAAATAAAGGTAATACGATGCCGCAATTCACTACTTCGATGGTTCAGGTATCCGGTAACGGCGACTTTGAGACGCAAATTCAAAAGCTGTTTAATCAGCTTCGTCAGCAATCAACCGATTCCATTAACAACTATGACAATTTTGTAGCCGCCTTGCCTACTAAGGAAGAGGACTACACATACAGCAACATTCTTGAAGATCATGGCGATGGTAGAATTTCTGCTGGCATGAAAAGCTTGGAACTGTTGTCTATCATGTGTTCAGGAACCGCGCCCGGTAATCTCTTCCTGTTCGACAATGTTGTAGTCACCGGCAGCGTCAATGAATTTAAGACTGGTTCAGATAAGCAGCTAACCAATTTAGTGATTGCTAATCTTGGTATGGAAATTGTTATTTCGGGGTTGTCCACGGAAGCTACGGCATCATACAGAAACCAATGCCTGAAAATAGCTAAAGAAGTTAAAACCGGCTTTTTTGATATTGATGCACATGGTAAATATATACTACGTGAGTCCAGAAGACTGACTAAACTATACTTACGAGAACAGCAATAATATGACAACGTTGACCACATGGCTTATAAACAAAAGACGTTTCGCCACGGAAGGTGAAGTAGACCCGGTAGATTTCATTGCTACAGATATGGTCAATGACGCACCTATTAAGACCAACTTCCTATTCACCGTAGAATTTGGACTTCGAGCCAACCTAAAGAACACACATTTGGGTAGCTCCGAGATGGACATAATTAAATATGATTTGAAGTCCGCTGGTAAACCCAGCATAACTATCAACCAAGAAGATGCCAACTATTACGGGTATCGCACCAAGGTAGCGACCAGAATGAATTATGGAACAATTCAGCTTGTTTTCTATGAAGATGCCTTGAATCGTGCTAACAATTTACTATGGAATTACCTGAACGCCATCAGCCCTATTTCTACCCTTGTAACCCCACCGTCAAGTAAACATGTTATAGGTGAAAGTGATATAAAATCACAACAGGGTTCAATCGGTCCATTACCGAACGATGCCAGAGATGGTATTTTCACATTCATGAAGATATATCACCATTATCCGGCTGGCGATCATCATGGAGTGACAACATATAATTGCCACAACCCTAAGATCGAAAGCGCGTCATATACGGAATTGGATATGTCTTCGAACGAGGCGGCTACCGTAACGATAACATTTACGATAGACGGTTGTACTATCACACATAGCAATAACTCAAACATTGACAACAGCGGTTTCAGTGAACCATACACAACAATCAACGATGGTGCAAATTTGGGTAACATCGGATGATCAATAATTCAAAGCAATGGGGTGGAAAGAAGCCGGTATACAAGCTACGTAACCCGCACAAGTATATGGGGGATGCTGACAATGTAGTATTTCGTTCAACGTGGGAGAAGAACGCATTTACCTTCTGTGACAACAACCCCAATGTGCTACTCTGGGGATCGGAAGAAATAATCATCGATTATATGAAGCCAGTATTTAACGCTCATGGTGGGTTGACCACCAAACCGGCAAGATATTTTCCGGATTTGTACGTTGAATATGTCAATAAATCTGGTGCTACTATAAAAGAATTGATTGAGATTAAACCAAAGAAACAAACACGAGCGTCCAGAGCCAGAAACTATTCTACGAACTTTTTCGAAAATATGGCATACGCAGTAAACACGGCTAAATGGGCCGCAGCAGAAAACTGGTGCGCTCAAAGAGGGATAAAATTCTGTATAGTGACAGAAGATTCCCTGTTTAAACAATAATATGCATAAATAATCAATGGAATATTTGGAGAAATATACGTGGCAAACACAAAAAACAAAACCTACAACATTTACAACAAAGAAACTGGCGAGATTCTATCTGCTAAAGTCGATGCAAAGAGCGTCAAAATAGTAGAAGGTGCGCTTGTTGACATTGGCTATGATGTTGTAGTCAAGGAAGAAGCTGCCGGTGGAAGCACTGGTGCTGGTTCCATTGCCGTCAATATGGGTGGAAAGAATGGCACTACACCTAAATCCCTAAAGGCATTCATGCAAGCATTCAATGCCAAGGTTACCAATAAATTTACTCCATATACCATAAAAATTGATGAAAACTTCGATATGGAAAGCGTATTCTCTCGCTTGTCTTCGATGGAAAAGGCTGGTTCAACTAAGAAAACCGAAGGCACCACATTCGGTATTGAAGATGATAATGGCAACATCATGAAAGTTACTGTTCGTTCAGATCAAGCATCTGATTTCGAGCAGGAAATTGCAACGCATCTCGCAGACATAAAAACCAACGTAATCGGCGCACCGGCTCCGCGTGGCGCAGACGAGGTTTCTATAGCTGAACTACTGTTCAAGTTAAAGGATCGCTTCGATATTATTGACGTTGAGTTTCCAAAAATTCCAACCGATGTCATTTACAATGCCGACAAAGCATCCTATAATGCCGCAACCGATACCGGTGCATTGGACGATATGGGCGATGATTTGGGTGGCATGGATGGCGCACCGCCAGCAGATGATCCAAACGCTCCGCTTGATTTAACGGACTACAAAGAACCACAGGAAGCCGGGGACGATGAAATGGGCCTCGATATGGAAATGGATGGTATGGATGATTCAGAATCCGTGGAAGAGTTCCCAAACGATCCAGAAGGTTCAGATGAAGGTTCAATCCTCAATAAAGTAATTGATATGCTAAAGGCACAGGCCGAAGCCGAAACAGAGAAAGCAAAAGCTGACGCTGAAAAGGCTCGTGCGGACCAAGCTCGCTATACTGCACAAGCATCTCGTGCCGCAGTAGCCGATCAGGAAGAAGCTCTTCGCTATGAAGTAGAGATGGAAGAGGCTAAGAGAAAAGAAAAAGACGCTGCTAGAATGGCTGATATGGCAAAACACCGTATAAGCAAAGTCATGGGTGTCCGTGAAGCCGATGAAATGGCTACTAGCTCGACCGTTCAGCGCGAACGTCAAAGCATTCAACGTGAATATCAAATTCTTCCACAGGATGACGACGAAACTAAAGCCTATAAAATGAAGCAACGTGCCGAGGCTATGCGTGAATGGGCATCGAGATTGCGTCAAGCGCAGAATCGTGAACGCTTCAAAGCTGGCCGTGACCTACGCGCACAACAGCAGCAGAAGCAGCAACAACAGAACCCACAGCAGCAACAGCAGAACCCACAGCAGCAGAACCAGAATCCTAACCAGAATCCGAATCAGCAGCAGAACGGAGCAGTATAATCATGCAATTTAAATCATTTGATGATTTTATTTCATACATGCAAGGTAAAGATTTTGCCTTGCTTAATTTTGAAATAACTGATATCGCACCAGCAAACACAGAATGCCCAACGGGTGAATGTGATGTCGTAACCACGGACCCGGTTGCCGTTGCTCCTGAATTGGTACCGGCAAAGCAAGTAGTCGAAGGTGAAAAAGTAGTTGTAACATTTAATTCCTTTTTTGATAAGCCAGAGCTTATGTTCGAGTCTGCAAGTGAGAGCGTTTTAGTAGTCGAAGAATACACCAGCATACCTAATGCATGCAGTACCACAAAGATTAATTTAAAAGATAGAGAAATAACAGTTGGTATCTGTGAATCGGTAGATGGTCACGCAAGCGCGAAGTTTGATGTTACTGCTAATGGTAAAACATATTACGGTAAGAAGTTTAAGATTGTATCCGACAAAACACAGAAAAATACAATCTCTCTAGATGACTAAATCGCCGTTTTTGATAATCAAAGATTTCATAAGCCCGTTGGACTGTGAAACAATAGTAAGCGCCGTTTCCCAGCATTTCCCGGATGTGGATGGAGAAGATGCCGATCTTAAAACCATCTTAACAAATCCCCTCTACGAAAAACGTATATGGGGTCGCCTCGAAGAGTATTTTGAATACATTGAGGACTACTATACCGTAGAGATTGATTCTCTTTCTAAAATGGACCTTGAATGGTATCCGGAACAATGCGTCCAAGAGCCGTTGCATTGTGAAAACTCCATGTACATTAATAAACAATGGAAAATCATAAACGATAAAGACTTCACGGTCATTGTATTCTTAAAGGATTACAACAATTCCAAAGACTTTGACAACGATTTTGAAGTCTATGGCGGTAAGCTTGAATTTGTAAACCATCAATTTGGGTTCAACCCTGTTCGTGGTACCGCTATTATATTCCCATCTAACCACTACTTTCTCAATCGAACGGTATCTCCTATGTTCGGTGATTTATTCCAAGCAAAATTTCACATCTCTTGCTCAACGAGATTTAAATACAACCCAAATAACTTTGCCGGAAACTACAAAACTTGGTTTGGTGACTTGATTTAAAGTAAAAATCGGTGTATGATCCTCCCAACAGTTTACTAGGAGAATCAAATGACTGATGAAATTCAAGGCTCAGACGAAGAAACCAGCTTCACGATGCCGTCGAACCCAAAAGAGCGAAAAGAAATCAAAGATGCCCTGCACGAAATGTGTGGTGCGCTGCAATTCATTGAAGATAAGCGCGAATATTTGAAAGATTCGGCAGCAGTTCTTGAAGAGAAGTTTGGTATTCCGAAGAAAATTTCCACTAAGATGGCTCGTGTTCTACACAAGAACACATACAGCGACGTAGCACAGGAAGCTGACCAGTTCAGCACAATCTTCGAAACTTTGTTCCAGAATGATTCGGCTGGTGGATCGGTCGATGATGCTGACGAAGATTAATAAACGCTGAATTAATTGAGATATTGTAAATAGAAGTCCACCGTGTTATAGTACCGGTGGATTTTTAATTACAAAGGAATCTATGTACATATCTGCCGCACCATCAAAAAACAGAAAAGAAGTCATTGTTTGGGAAAGAACCAAACATGGCCGAGAAGAGAAACGCTATCCAACACCATATTACTTCTACGTGGAGAGTGATAAGGGCAAGCACAAAGACATCTACGGCAACAAATTAACTCGCCTTGACTTTGGCGATTACAACGAATTCAAATCAGCATTAGAACGCTACCGCAATCGCGGTGAAAAGATATTCGAATCTGATATTCGTGCAGAGTATAAAGTCCTCGCAGAACATTACTATGGTACGGAACTTCCGGCCACCAACATTCTATTCTTCGATATCGAAGTTGACTATGATCGCGAGCTTGGACATTCAAGCATCGAGAACCCGTACGCGCCTATCTGCGCCATCGCATCCCACAAGTATTGGAACGGTGAGGATATAGTCCTTGTAGTGCCACCACCGAACAGGAAGGGCGTTACAGTGGAAGAACTTGGGCTATCCACAGAATACCCGAACGTAAAAATCATTATATGTGAAGATGAGCGTGAAATTCTCACTCGCTTCTTCGACTTGATGCAGGATGCTGATATCATCAGTGGATGGAATTCATCATTCTACGATGTGCCGTATTTGTATGAACGCGCTAAAATATGCTTCGGTGAGGACTTTGCTAATCGCCTATGCTTCCCGTCTGCACCGCCGCCAAAATACCGTGAGATGTTCGACAAGAATGGTGTTGTTCATATGACACTGGATATCTTTGGTCGTGAATCGGTGGACTACCTTGAAATATTCAAGAAGTTCGAAGTCATCGAACGTCCGTCTAACTCCTTGGATGCGATTTCCGAAGAGAAATTCCCGGACATGAAAAAGCTAGAATACGATGGATCGCTTTATGATTTGTATCGCAATGACTTTGAATTCTACGTTAGATACAACATCCGAGATTGCGAACTACTAAAAGCGTTGGAAGACGATCTTGGCTACATGCGACTAGCTATTCAGTTTGCCCACTCATCGACCGGATTACTCCGTGACGTTACTGGTACCATTAAGCTTGCCGAATTGGCTATCATCAACTATTGCCATCAGACCTTACATACCGTTGTTCCGGATTCGGACTATTCCAATGAAGGCACGGGTGAGAAGTTCACTGGTGCGTTGGTTCTATTCCCACAAGTTGGTATGCATGACAATGTTGCTGCAATCGACGTTGCATCTCTATATCCGTCCGCAATGCGAACGGTAAACATCAGCCCGGAAACCATTGTTGGTCAATTCTTTGATACACATAAAGCCTTTGAAGCAATTCAACAAGAATCTTCGGAACAACTATTTTTCAAGTATGAAAATGGTGATATGCTGGAACATACAGCAGCAGAGTGGAAGAAAATTCTACTAGAGAACAACTATTCTATTAGCGGTTATGGGTCAGTATTCTCCCTAGAAAAACAAGGATTTATTCCGGCTATTTTGTCTGACTGGTTTGCTCAGCGTAAGAAGTATAAAAAAGAAGCATCTATAGCCAAAGACAGTATGAAGACCTTGAAAAAAGGCTCTCCGGAATACCTACAGGCAAAATACGAATACGAAAATGCTCACCGTTTGCAGTATGTCTTCAAGATACGCCTAAACTCTTTGTATGGTGCGCTTGGTAATAAGTTCTTCAAGTTCTATGACGTTCGTCTTGCTGAGTCTACTACCCGAAGCGGTCAGGCTGTTCTTATGCACATGGTCAGAAAGGTTGCCGAACTGATTGACGGTGAGTACATGTACCCGTCCGAATCCACAATCTACTCTGACACCGACTCGTGCTACTTCCTAACGCATGCGTCGTCAGAAGATGAAGCAATTGCCATAGGCAAGGCAGTCGAGAAGGCAATCAACGCCAGCTTCGCGCCATTCTGCAAACAGGCGTTCTTGTGTGGTGCTGGTTACAATACCTTGATATCCGCAGAGCTTGACGTTATCGCCTCTAAGAGTATCTTCATCAAGAAGAAATACTATGTTATGCAGCTGTTCTACTCGGAAGGGTCAAGAGTTGATAAGATCAAGTTGATGGGCGTGTCTTTGAAAAAGACAACAATCCCGAAACCGATTGCGAAGAAACTCACGACGTTTATTGAAGAACTACTGAAAGGTAGAGACTGGGCTGAGATAGGACAGGATATTGTAGAATATCGTGACTGGATTCTTGAAGAAGCTCCTATTACATTGGTCGGTTTACCGAAGGGTATCAAAGGCATCAACGAGAAAGAAGAAGAATATCATGCTGGCAACGCTGCAATAAAGTTGTCAGGCCATGCGTCAGCGGCACTGTTCTATAACATTTGCTTGGATCAGTATGGTGACAAGGAATCCTTCAAGATACGTTCAGGTATGAAAATTCGTACTTACTACTTAACAAAGAAATTTGGACGTTTCAAGAGTATTGCATTACCTACTGACATGAAGACCCCACCGGACTGGTTTGTTGAGCATTTCTATGGTATAATTGACCGTGAAGCACAAGCTACCAGATTAATAGATAAACCGCTTGAAAACATTTTGACGGCAATCAACAAGTTGGTACCGTCGCGTAAGAGCATGTTGTTTGACGAACTAGTATCATATTGAGAATATAAATGGCAAAAATAAAAAATGAAACCCTACTTCTTCTTAAAAACGCAGTCGAGATATCGTCTACGTTGGGGGTAGAGACTATGGTAATGGACGGAATCTCCCTTAGAGGCGAAAATAAGGAGCTTGGCGTGGCTATTATCATGCCAACCAAAGATATTGACTTGGAGTTCGATGCAATCGGCATTGGACGCATTCCACTTCTAAAAAGTAGAATGCAAATGCTTGACGCTGCTGATGTCACATTCGACATCTTCAAGCGCGATACCGATGAACTGTTTGTTTCAAACATTCAGTTCAAGCAAGGCCGAACCAAGCTGTCCTTCAAGTGTGCCGATCCTAAAATGATTAGCGCACCGAAAGTCATCAATGACCCGATCTTTTGGGAGATGCAACTTAACGATGCTGATGTCCAGACTCTGATTAAGGGTATTGGTACGATGTCTTCGGAAGTTGTCAACTTTACATCAGAAGATCAGAAGATGACAGTGAAGATTTCCGATACCGAAGGCGACATGTTCGCGCACGAGCTAGAAGGTGAGGTAACTATAGTAGACGATTCTGCACCATCACTGTGCAAATCGTATAAAGCTAAGACGCTTAGGACCATTTTTACAAACTATATACGTAAAGATGAGAATAGTATTCTACCGATAAGTGTAACCCGTCGTGGTGTTATGCGTATATCCGTACTAAACATGTTCATCTACGTCTTTCCAGAAAGGTAACACAATGAACTTCATATCAAAATACTTTGAAAACAAACGCAAACAGCAAATACAGGATGCTAGAGAGCAGCTTCTGAAAGAACAGGCTGCTGAAAAACTTGTAGCCGAACGGGCCGCAATTGAAGCCGAACAGCGCCGAGCCGAAGATGACAAAATCAAGGCCGCTGCCGATGAAAAATTGCGTATGGAATCTCCGGTGCCGTGGTATGAACTGATAGGCAAACCGTATGACTTGGAATCTCCACCGATTGAACCAATAAACGAGCGCTATCGCTGGAATAAAGCATGGATCACCCATCTCCGCGAAGGTGGTTACGTTGGTGAATATGATCACGAAGTGATTTCCGATTATGAAAAGAAAACAGAACATAAGCGTGTCGAACGCTTGTTGGTCATACAGCGCGAAGAGAAGAAGAAATCTTCTGAGCCGTGGGTGGAAATTATGAGCGAAAACTATGATGAAGATGAAAAGCAAGTCGTGATGAATCTAGACTGGAATCAAGCTTTCATCAAAATGCTTCGTCAGAATGGATTTACTGGCCGTGATGATCACGAAATAGTGGATCGCTGGTTCAAGACTGTCAGCGAAAGCATTGCTGGCGATATACATGGACAGAGATACGATGCCTAAGAGTCTAATAGTTGACGCTAATAACATTCTCTACAGAACCTTCTTCGCTCAAATAGACGAAGACGTTGATATAGTTATCGGTATGTGCCATCACTCCGCATTGTGGTCGATGAATAAATTCTATAAAGAATATCCTGCTGACGAAATTGTTATGGCGTTCGACTCGTACTCGTGGCGCAAAGCTTACACCAACGATCTATCCGAATGTGTCACCGATAAGAAATACAAAGGAACTCGTCGTAAGAATTTGACTGCCAGCCAACAGGCTAAGTTTGAAGTGTTCGATCAGCACGTTGAAGAGTTTGCTAATATGATCAAAGAGCAGACTTCTATTCTGGTCTTGAAAGAAAAATATCTAGAAGCCGATGATCTAATCGCAGGATATATTCAAGGCAATCCAGATATGGAACATGTGCTTATATCGTCAGATAAAGACTATATGCAGCTACTCCATAAGAATAAGCTCACGTTGATCGACCCCGACTCCGGCAAACCTCGTTCCCTCAAAGAGTGGAATGATGATCCAGATTTTTTTATGTTCGAAAAATGCTTACGTGGTGACACATCAGATAACGTGATGAACGCATATCCATATTTACGCAGCAAGAGGTTAAAGCAAGCGTATACCGATGAATATGAACGCGAAGCGATCATGAATCACGAATTCACCGCATTAATAAACGAAGATGACGGCACCGTCAGAGAAGCCACTTACGTTACGCGTGATGTGTTTGAAGAGAATGATTATCTGATGAACCTAGAATCTCAACCAGAAGCCATCAAAAGGCTGATGGCTAAGAGTATAGAACTGTCTAGAGAGACGAAGGGCAAATTTAATTACGTCGCCTTCATTAAGTTCTGTGGTAAATATCAATTGAAGAATATTTTGGACAAGATTGATAACTTTGTCCCGATGCTAGCCGGAAAGAAAATCCGCTAATTACATCGTTGGACCGACATCACCATCTTCTCCATCACCTTCACCATCTTCTAATACGCGTGGTGGGTTGACATCCGGGTCATTTGGTGGAGTTGTAGTAACTGAGTCGGTAGTTTTCTTCACCGCAGCTGTGGTGACTGTTGTGACTGTTGTGACAGGTGCAGATGGCGTCGGTTCTGTACCATCAACGAAACGCTTGTTAATATCGGCAGGCAAACCACCATCCCATTTACGTCCCGTGGCAGTATATAAACCAAAGATGCCAGCGGAAAGACCGGTGATGGTTGTTACAAAGGCGCTCTGAGCAGCGGTAGGGCCACCAACAACGTCAACAATCGAACAAGCTAAAGCTTTAGCTTGTTCGAGGTCTATCTTGGAATCTAGTAGCAATTTAAGCATTGATGCGTCACAACGTTCTTGAACGAACGTTGGTATACTTTTGAACCATAAATACAAATTCAGGACCAACGCAGAATACGCAATTAAAATGACTCTCGGAACGATGCGCCATGCATCGAACGATTCGGCTAAAGCTAGGGAATATTTACGAAATCTAGTTACTAACATATCAAATATTTATATAATCATGCACACCAAAATTACCGGAGTACCGATACTTGAAGAGTATCACAACAACACCCTAAAAGAGCATAAAATGTTCTTACGTGTGTTATTGTCCGAGGAACGCGCTCAAGCACGATTACGAGAGAAATACAAAGAAACCACCCCCGTACAGAAGAAGAAACGAGCAAATATAAAGAAGAAGCTCAAAAAACGAAAGAAAGGTAAACAACGCATTTCGTTTGATTACGATACTGCACGGGAAATAGTCAGAGCGGAAGGTATAATGTCGGTGACGCAATATAGACGCTGGCATCAAATGAACTTACCAATGAGG